CGCCAGTGTCAGCGCCAGAACATCCTCGCTTTCCTTTCTTCCATTATATGTGGCCCCCGGGTTCGCACCACCGTGACCGGAAATACGGCTACTATTATTTTTATGTTTGTATAGTAAATGGCAAGTTAAACCAGAACACCGATTTGACTTTAGTCAATTGTGTATCATGGGAATCTGACAATACAATTTCAAAAATAGGTAACAGAGTATTTGTAACGTTAGGCGTACAAATTACATCTGAGCAGTCTAGCGGATCATTAATTATTGCCAGTATTGCAAGGACATATTACCCTAAAACTACGTATGTTAGAGCAAATGCAGCAGGTGGTACAAATGGCGATAATCACATGCTTTATATTAATAAATCTAATGGCGTAGTAATATTAAATCTTTCGACAGAACGGTATTATTCTGCCAGTTTCTCATACTTGGCAAATTAGGCTATTTATATGCTACAACAAAATTTAGGGTAAATGTTGCGTCATTACTTACAGTAGCAATTTGATATGCATAAAAATTACCATTAATTGCAAGACGCACATTAACAGCCCAATTACAGTTTACGAACACGCCAAATACGTTAGCATTACTTGGTAATCCAAAGTCAGATAAAGATCCTAATAATGACTGTCTATTTGTCACTAGCAGAGTAACAGATGTTGATATTGATGCAAATTTCAAACCACTTAACTTGCCATTTAACGTAAAAAAACGGAGAACACCCCTTCATGTTCTCCGTCTCTTCACCTTATTCTTTTTTAAGAAAGAGAGATATTATTATAATATCCCCTAATCATTATTCCGTCAATCAGATTCTTTTAAGTTTCCCGTTTTTCAGCAGTGTCAGCATCTGGGTATTCTGCCTTGCGGATCCGACATAACCAGTAATACCGTTTTCTTTTGCAATCGACTTCCTCGTTGCGTAGCTGGAGTTTACCCCGACAGCATTAAGCGCAGCCACGATGGATGCAGATGTGCCGGTGTATCTGGGATAATATACCGTGGTGGACTGCATGGTACCATTGCTGTCAGCCTTTGTATAGCAGATATCCAAATCCACATATCCACTGATGCCGGAGATTTTGCCTTTACTAGAATACTGCCACCCCCAAAGATTATGACTGATACTGGGCTTTTTGGATACGGCCGGGTCCATAGTGATTATCATATCCTTAGTGGACGGATATCGCGCAATCCAAAAATCACAGTCAATGTAATCTTTGTACGGCTTAATATAGCTATTATAAAAAGACAGCCCCGTATATACTCCAAACTCATACCCTGCTGCCTCGATCACGGCCTTATAGGTATTAATGATGCGGATCAGTAAAATGCCTTTATTTTTAAGGCAGGCATCCTCGACATCAGCCCATACCTTACCGACCTTTCTACCGGCAAGTGCATTTACCACTGCTTTGGCTGCTTCCCTGGCTGCTGCCTCAGTGATAGTATACAGGTAATTATAAACATCCAACGGTAGTCCCTGTGCGCTTGCTCCCGCATAGTTTCTGACAAAAGACGACTCTGTTTTATTGGATTTATCGATGACTTTCAGGACGGCAAACTCTACCCCTGCCTTTTTCACCTTCGCCCAGTCGATAACTCCGTTCCATTTTGCTACGTCAATGCCCTTCATCATGGCTTATTCCTCCTTCTTTCCGTCAAAATCCAGCAGGTTCCGCAGTAGCTCGTACATACCGGTGGCCGCCAGCCCAGAGATCATACCGCCCAGCACAACCTCTGCATTGATTCCCGCCTGCAGGTGGATAATGATTGCAATGATAGTTCCCATGCTCAATGATGCCAACGGAATAAACTTGTTCGGAAATTTGTCAAATGCTTCCTTAAGCACATAGCCTGTCAGCAGACAGATTCCCAGAGTGATAGGGTCTACGAGTTGCAATAAAAATGATAAATCCATAATGTTATCCTCTCTTTCTTAAAATGCCTGGACAGCTGCAAAGATCAGTCCAGTAATCAGGAATGTAATGATTGCTCCTACTGCAGTATTAAATAGTGTTCTTTTTGCGTTGCTCCATTCTTTTCCCGGGGCACGCTCCATATCATCCACACGGCTATCCATCTTTTCAACTTTCTGGTTTAAGCTGGATACCGTCTCATTGGTGTGTTTTACTTCCTCTACCAACTGGATCATTGTGGTTGACATGGTATGAATCTCTTCCGTCACTCTCTCCAGTTTATCAATCCGATGAGTATTGGATTTTGCTCTAGCTTCTACTTCTGTAATACGATGTTCCATTTCGGTTTCATTCATGTCGCACCTCACTCAAATATAAAAGCCGTTCACTCCCGCAAAGGAAGTAATCGGCTCTTGGCTCTTGGTTACTATGTAATTGGTTTATGGACCGTCTCTCACTCTCATAGGCAGCCTCCTACTCTGCTGTCAGATCTGCCAGCTGGGTCTCCAGGCTATTGATCTGGTCACGGAGAGCCTGTCTCTCTGCATGGACAGCCTCCATATCATACTCGGTCTGCTCGCCGAGAAGTGTGTACTCATAGGTCTTGATTACCTTATAGTCACTGGCGGCGATCTGTGCTTTAAGACCATCAATCTGCGCAGTTAGCTGACTGATCTGCTGCTGTCTGGCCAGCTCTGCAAGCTCCTCCTCGGTCGGTTCAGGTTGCACCGGTGCAACCGGCTCAATATATACGGAGCCGTCATCGGACAACTCATACCAGCCGTCGCCCTTGCGGTACAGCGTGGTATATGCCGCATACTCACCGTTGTCAAGCGGATATTTGCATCCCTCATCCAGGTAGAGACGGAAGCCGTCAGTATTTACTGTGAGGTTGTCTCCGGTGATCCGGATCACATGAGGGCTCTCCTCTGATACAACGACCAGCTGTGTGGTCTCTTTATTTTTAAATTTGATATAGCCCATTACCGGACTCCTTTCTGGCACTGTTTAAGGCCGTGCCCGCCTTCTGATCTACTTCGTTAAATGGCAAGTTAGGCAATATTTATATAAGTGATATTACATCGGAAATAAACACAGATTATGTTGATGGCAGTGTTTATGTTTATTCAACAAACCGAACAATACGTGTCATTGCAAAGTTAACGGCAAAAGAAGATATTCCAGCTTGGACACATATAATTAATAACTTAGGATGGAGTGGTATTAATATATACTTCCATGATGTAAATAATCAAATTGGTATTAACTGGAACGGAAATTATATGCAAAACACTATTGTCGTAAGTAAAAATAATACTTTTAATATAGATATTGAAGGTATTGTTTGAATAATTATTGGCACATGTAGACACATGATAGCCTCAACGTATGCCCTTTTGATACTGGCTTACGGTTTACGATTGCTGATCCATTGATATAAAAATCATTATAAGTATTGTCCTCCGCAACAAAGGCACCAGGATAAGGATTACCTGTATACGTTTGTGGTAGATTACTAACTATAGCGGAGTATGCACCTATATCATTTGTGACAGTTAATGTACCGCATCCAACACATATATATCCGATTCTGGTATATGTAAATATGCCAGTGATATTATCATGGACAATGGCTTCAGTTTCGGTGCTTAACTTGCCAGTTACATCAGTAACCGCATCTGCCACCGCCTTGGCATCCGGGACATAGCCGGTGGCTTTGGTGGCCAACAGATCATCCTTGGATGTGATCATCTGCGCAAAGGCCGGTGCGGTCAAGTCTGCAAAAAACTTTTTAATCTTGCCAAAGACCGTCTTTACGCTCTCGCCCGTATTAATGTTCTCGCGGTTCTCCGCCTCAGTAAACGCGATCTCTGAGTCTCCGATGTCTCCACTAAATCCCTTGGCCAAATAGATCCAGTTGAGCTTATCATCCCTCGGTGCTCCATCCGGAGCATCTTTGATGGCAAGATATGTGCTTCCGTTATGTGCCACTGCATCCAGCCGCTCATACGCAGTATTGGATGCATATTCTCCTTTGTAAGATATTCCGATTTTTCCGAGAGTCTTGTATCCCTCCGGTGCTGCCATAGTTCATTCCTCCTTATGCTACTTTCCAATACAAAACATTATCATCAACTACAAAATCCACACCCACGCCATCCTTCATGTAAAGGTTCATCGTGGTCTCATCTAAATAAAATTTAGGCTCTGTGATGCTTGCGTAGGTCTCCGCCCGGTCTGCATCTATCTTTGCCTGCGCTGCGGATGCTGCAGATGCTGTGGCCTGCTGTTTGGCTGTTTCCGCTTGTACCGTAATGTCTGCCAGGTAATCTGGCTGCAACTTATCCGCTGTAATACTCCCTTTCTTTATATCAGCCCTTACCTTGCCATCTTTATCAATGGTCCAATAAATTGTATCCGAATCGAGAAATTCAAACTGCGTGATCAGTGCAGACAAATCTACGTATTTTTTTGATCCGTCTTGTAAAAAAATAATCAGCTGTTCCGTATTTTTATCATAATCAAAGTTAATTGATATCTGAGCCAACAACGTATGCAGCACCCTTGTTGCTCCAGAATAATAAGTAACCGTAATATCGCCATTATCCTGATTAATGGTAATACCCGTGATCATCCCATTAGCGTCTATCTTTGACAGCTTAGTCAGGTCCAGAGTAATCACACGCTCATCAATAGTGCGAGTCGCATTACTTAGCTTATCCAAGTTGGTTTTATTTACTGGTGTCTTGGTCGATGGCTTATTCTCCCAATAGTTCTCTTCCCAGTCATACGCTCTCTGCATCCTGCTCCACCTCTTTCTGTTTTGCCTCGGCAGCATCGCGGTCCGCAATCTCCGCCAGTAATGCATCTCTGGCTTTCTGCTCCTGACGTGCCAAATTCTCCTGCAATGCCATGCGCTTAACTTCCTCCGGCAACGGAGATGCTTCTACAAAATTTGCGATTGCCTGACTAAATTCCTTGATTTCTAAATTGCTCATATCTCTTAATCCTCCGGACCTAAATACTGTATTACTACTGTGCTGCTGATACGCTGCGTACGCCACGCAACCACCACACCTTTATAATTCATATATCCGCTGACCCCCAGCGCTCTTACACTGACCAGATCCACACTGGACAGTTTATTTACGATTGTTGCCGCCGAG